GGGGGGCCGTGGTGGTGGTCTCTATGTCTTAAAACTCTTCGCCTTCTTGACAGATGTAGGATACGCGCTTCGCGCTCAAGAAGCGAGAAGCCACGACTTCATCAACGGGGCGCGAAGAGGTCTCGCCTTCGAGCATTACGCGATCAAAGATGTTAAACTCGGCTTGAAGCTCGCGACGATTTAACCATTCTTTGGTCTCTTCGTCGTACCATTCAATGGCAAAGCTACCGTCGCCATATTCTTCTGTTACATAAATGCCGGTTGTTGACGGGTAGACTTCGCGCCCGCACTGGTCGGTCAAGTTGTCAATGATGTTTAACTCTTCTACTTTGTTAAATTCATTCAGTACAATAATTTTCATTTTTTGCTTCCTTTCTTATTATTTTTTTATTACACTTTTAGCGCTGTCGTACATGTTATAGGCGCCGACGGCGACATTAAGCCAGCATATAGCCGCTAGACCGATGTAAACCGTATTAGCGGCGATCATCCCGAAAAATGCCACAACAATAACCGCACATATAAACTCGATAATATTTAATAGAATGTTATTCATTTTTTAGATCCCTTCTATTTAGTTGTTTTTGCTTATCTTGCGCCATTTTAGACGGCCCTTGCTGTTCTCTAGTTAGCGTCTATCACTTGCTTAACTGTCTTAATTATAGCACGCCTTGTTATAAAAAGTCAATACTTTTATGTAACTTTTTTTAGTTTTTGGCGCTTTTATCTGTTTTTATGGATCATAAAAGTTATATATATTATATGGCGTTTTTCTCTTGACTTTTTGCAAGCCTTGCTATATAATGGGTATATAAATCAAAATAATAGAAGGGATTAAAAAAATGGATCTAAATGGATTACTAGAAGGCATAAAAGCCGGTAAACGCTACATATTAAAAGAAGAGTTCACGCTTGCGGCTAAGCTGTACACAAGTGGCCAAAATCGCTATTTTACGCCATCAGCTAATTTATACCGCACTGAAGACCACGCCGGCGTTTATATCGGATGGCGCCATTATGGATCGAGCGCTAATAAATTAAACGCCGATAACTTGCGATGGATTTTAGACAACATTTTCAAGGGCGCTAAGCCGTCGGATTTTGTAGAAGTGCCACAATTTTAGATAAAAGCCCCGGGCTATCCGGGGCTTAAAAAATATCATCATGCAAGCGCAACGGCTTAAATGGTGACCATAAAAAATATGCCGGTGTTATGGCTAAACCGTGGCGCCGGCGATCCGTAAAAATTAGCTAAAACATGGGCGCGCTTTTGCATGCTTTTATTTTTGAAAATGCAAAAAACGTGGTGCCATCTTTTGGCGTGGATTTTTGGCGGGTCATCAAAAAACGCGGCTTATTTTTGGGCGCGTCAATAAAAACATAATAAAAAGAAGGGCTATAACAATGGCTAAATTTTACACGGTAAAAACAACGGCCGGCGGCTTGCGCTATTTTGTCACAAAAAGCGAGGCCATGGCGGCGCTCGATCTTGCAAGGGCTGGCTCGATGGCTGGCTCGATGTCGGCTCGATGCCGGCTCGATGCCGATGGCGAGGTCGATGAGGTCGATGTCGATGAGCTCGATGTCCGCTCGATGGCGGCTCGATGGCTCAATCTCAAAGCGGTCAATCAAGAAAACGCACTCAAACGCGAAGCTAAAAAGACCGCCAAACAACGAAGCGACAACATGCGAAAAGCTTGGGAAACCCGTCGCAAAAATACCGAATCTTAACATCAAAAAATCACCCTTGGTTGATAGACGCTAACTTATAATAGAAGGGATTTCGATTATAAGAAAACTCCAAAGGTGATAGCCATAATATATCACAGCATAAGCACTTGGTCAAGCCCATTTCGTCTTCCCCTAGCATAAGCACTTGGTGCTTAGAAACAGCATAACCACTAGGTTATAATGAGGTTATTATGGCAAAAGCAGTCACAGAAAGAACCACACCACAGCGCCGAGCTGATGGCATCAAAGCGGCTAAGACCATGCGCGCCAAATACGGCAAGAACTACTTTGAGCGTATTGGCAAGAAAGGTGGTAGCCGTACGAACACTAAGCCGAAAGGCTTTGAGGCGAACCGTTCACTCGCTCGCATCGCTGGCGCTCGTGGCGGTAGGAATTAGCTAAAAGAACATCACCTTCTGCGTGGTGTTCTTTTTTGTGCTACCTCTGAATCTAATCGAGCCATACAGAGCAAACGCTATAGCGTCCACTGCGTCCGTTTGAATTAGTGGGTTCATTGGCGCAAAACCAAACATGCCGTCGCGCCCAATGTCCCTTCTCTTTGTCGTCCTAATAGCAGAGTTGAGCAACGGTTGGTTAAAGTGCGTGATAGTGCCGTCCTCAATTGCTTGCATAAATCCAGCATAGGCGGCACCTGCTTCCCTAACATTTGGCGTTAAGATGTACTTACTAGTTTTGCGGTCAGACCGAACTAGCTCCTCCACAAGTAGCTGAGCGCCTGCCGCGCCGTCGATAATGATTTTGTTGCATTTCTTATATCTTGGCAATAGCCATGCAGAAATCCACCCTATACCGTCGCTCATTGGTCGTCGGTTGATGACTTCAAGGTGGACTTTGTCCCCTACCCACGCCCCTACTGCTAGCGTGCAAGCAGACCTGTCTGGGGCGAACTTCACAGAGTAAACCAGCTCTGGCTCGTCTGGAAGAACGACCTTCTCCACGGCGAGCTTATTCCACTCCTCGTCCGTTATGAGTCGTGCCGAGTCGACTCCAGCAAACCAACCCAATCTCATACGGTTAAACGAGTCCTGTGCCATGTCTACTGCTTCGTCCTCAATAGCTCGCTCTTGTACAAAATAGCCTAGACTAGGATTGGTTGCATACCACGCATCTTTGTCGTCGTTCGTGGTGATATTCTCCACAGACCACTCTTGCCAACACCAGCTACCGCCTTTGCCATTGAGAATGTTTCTTCTCGTTCGCTCAAAAACCGTGCCAGCAGTACCAGCTGTTGGTGGCGTGCCGGCCATGATAGTTTGCGAATTGCCGAGATGACCTGCTGAGATAGTCGGGCGTAGGGCCTCTTGCTGTGCGTCGGTGTACTCCTGTGCCTCGTCTATGATGATCACATCGTTCGTCGTACCTAGACCACCAGAGCGAGTCCTCGTGCGGAATGCACAACGACCACCATTGCGGATTTCCACATAGTCAAAACTACGAGGTTCTTTATCGAACTCCGAAGTCAATAAATCTCGGATTTCTGGTTCGGCCTCAAAAAAGAATCTAAAAACACGGCGCTTGATAGTGTTCGCCGTTTCGACCGACTGGGCAGTGAACACTATGTGCTCGCCTCTGAATATCATGCCAATAATAATGCGTGCAATCAGTAGTTCAGACTTACCGTTCTGGCGTGGCACGACTAGCCCACAGTTGTTATTGGCCCAACAATCATTCTTGTCTGTTGCAAGCCAGCGTCTAAGCACCAACTCTTGCCACGGTAATAGCTCAATCCCGTAGTGGCGAATAAGCTCCAACCCACGCTCAGCAAGGTCGATAAAACCATCTTGAAAGATGTCGATGCGTGGCTTTTGTTTTCCGTACCTAGGCACCCTCTGTCTCCTTGATAGTTCTGCTCATATAACTGGTGTTTCTTGCACCTTTGCCTCTCGTGCGCTTTGGTGGCGTAGTGCTTAGTAGCTCGGCAAGTTTAGTATCTTTGCTTGGGCCTTGGCGACGCTCCGCCTCGGTAATTAGATCCATAATGTTCGCCATTTCCTTTGCAAGTGACGCTGTATCTCTTGCGCCTGTGCCACGGTCGAGCTTTTCTGCAATCTCATCTCGGATTGCATATAAAACACCGAGCTTGTCGTTTGCGCTAGCTAGCTCAGATATAGATTTCTTATCGTTCTTTGGTTTAGCTAGCCCAGCTTGGTAGATTTTGTCTATACGAGATGGGGTGTCAATAATATCTGCCCAACGCACCAGTGCGGCGTAGGCTTCCGTAGTCAATGACTCCTTGCCGTCTGCCATGAGTCTCTTGATTTCCGTGATAGGCAATGTCTTGAAATAGTTCAGCCAACCGTCGTAACCGTCGATAGTGCTTTCGTTGCCGATAAACTTATCAGTCCTCACACGAAGTAGCTCAATGCACTTCTCGATTGGTAGTTCTATGAACCACTTCTCATGTTCTTCTTCAGTCGCCAAGGTTTTCCCTCCTTATTACCGAGTGGTGCTCGTTCTTAGCCTTTGGCTACACTATGCCATATTCTCCAGATATTCAAAGCTAAAAAATAGACTGCATTCCCACACAGTCTACTAATACTACTACCAAAGATATTAGCGCGTTTTTCTATTATTTCTAGCAGTTCTTGGCAGAAAGAAGAGAACCCCCGAATTAACGGAGGTTCTGAGCAAAAAAGTCTCGCTGGCGTCGCATACACGCTACAAATGCTTCGTCGCTTGAATGGTCTATAAGCCAATCACATGCGCTAACTACGTCATCAAACTCTGGTTGTTCGGCCTGGTATAATCGCCAAATCTTGGCAACATCGTTTGGCACAGGAATGTCGTGGATGACTAAGTTGTGCAAGTCATTGTGGACGCAGACTGGCATTAAGAAGATGAAGTTGTCTCGTAGCAGTTTTGCGCATCCAGTGTTCCAATGCCTTCCTTGGAACAGCACATGCTAATGGTGTCGATTAAACCCCGACACGGCAATCGTGCGCTTTTTGGTCTTGCGGTTTCTTCTCGACATAATACTCACCCCCTCTCCTATAAGCATCCTAGTAGTTTACTTTTCTTTTCTTGCCCATAAAGAACACCCCCTTTGTCTAAGTAAACTAGACATTCGTTCTAATAAAAGCGCTCAGTGCCACTATAGAAAGACAGAATCCAAAAAAGTCGACATCACAATTAAATTTATATAGTCAAACACATTTCTATAATGGCATTGAACGCTCTATTAGAGCCCCACCCAAGAATTGCTCTAATTGGCCTCTATTTGCTCTTCTGTGCGGTTTTATTTGAATTATCGTATGTGAGCTTGCTTATACCAAATATCACGCCTAGAAACAGAGCGATTGCGCTCATGGTGTTGTTGATAGCTTCAGTCGGAATGTTCCACTGCCAAATGTTGGTGAGTGTGGTTAGTAGAACTTCAAATGCTGGGATTAGAATTGCAATAGTCCAACGTAATGCTTCGTACAATTTTTTCGGCATCATATTAACCTCCAAATCCGTATGCTTTTAGCTTTGCTAATGTTATAGGGCCGATGTTCCCATCTGGCTGTAGCCCGGTTCGGCGCTGGAACTCTTTGATTGAGCTACAGATATAGTTGCCGTAGTAAGTGCCAAGTGCCTTTTCGCTTGTGTATGCAGGGTAATTTTTGCGCATAAAGATAGCGATGCGACCAACAATTGGCAGGTTATCGCCAAGACGAATATACCCGCGTGGCGGTAGGTCTGGCGTAACGACTGGATCGTTAGTCCATTCAACTACGCGTTTGCCGTCGCATAGCTCGCCCCATCCGAAGAACTTAAAACCACCAGTTCCAGCTAGACGTTTGCCGTCTGAGTAATAGACACCATGGTCGCACACAATCACATGCTCGTACTTTGAGCTAGTGTCTGCATAGACTGGCACTGCGCAGTTGGTCGGTAAGCTGTCCATGCCATGTAGCGTCCCATTTCGGCGTTGCGATTCCATGTCTGCTTTTGCGCTCGGGAAAGTGCCACTTGGAATGCCGAATCCAAGTCGGCAGTTCATCAAGCACCAGCCAGCACGCTTCCCCATTTTGGCAATATTGAAATTTAATACTTGTTTATAGGCCATTTTAGCTTTCCTCCACTTCATTCTGGATTTCGCACTCATTCTCGGCGATTTCCTTTAATATTTCTTCTGGCGAGTATTCTTCCATCTTTCCTCCTTTCTCTACCAGTTATTCGATAATGGACATAAATTCTCTTTCGCGTCTTCAAAGTCTTTGCTGAGCTTATTGGACTTTAGACGGTTGCATCTTCTATGCGTGAGCTGTAGGTTATCTATGTCATATGGCGCTCCGCCTCTAGATATTGGAATGATATGGTCAACCTCACAGGACATTGGAGTTTGTGCGGGTAGGCTCATATCTATTGGTTTCCCACAGAGCGCGCAAACTGGATCCATACTTTCGATTGCTCGCTTACGCACCGCCTCCCACACTGGCTTCTCCCACCTAGCACCGTTCGGTAATCTTCTTACACTACCCATTACGATTTCTTCCTCCATAGCACTGTGGCTTTGCCAATCCAACTTAGGCTAATAGTTACACTTTTAATTTCTTCAATTCCAGAAGCGAAAACGATCTCCCATTGGAATGATCCGTCGGTAGTGTGCATCTGATATATGGTCGCTCCCTCGTTTGCCGCACCGTATGTTCCGTTATAGACCCAGCTCCTTTCGGGAGGCATAGGAAGTACCGAGTTGGCGGCAACTGGGGTTAGTGTCAGCAGATAAACCCCGTTAGGGTTAGCTACAGTTTCACTAAAGCTATAGATTTTCAAGGCATCTGCGCCAAATAATTGGAGCTCTTTGAGTTCATCGAGGTCGCGCTTTGCGTTGGCTACCATCTCTACTACATTAGAGTCGTTTCTCATACTACCCCCGTTTCTATACTTACTTTTGCCGACGCGTAAATCTTAAAGCTCACAGAGTATGTGCGAGAGCTAATGTTGTTCCCGTCCGTGGATGTGTCTGATAAGAATAGATAAAATGAACCTTCGCGCAAGTCCGAGCTGCGATATGGGTTCACGAAATAGACGGTAGAGACATTGCCGGAGGCGCTATTGTTTTGAACTACCTCTCCGTTTCGCATAATTTTCGGCACTACAAAGGCGAGCAATACTGCTCCTTCCGGCAAGCCGTCTGCGGTCACACGCACATAGCAACGCTTGTAGTATGTAGTTGGGCTTGTGGACGAGGTGCTGAATGTGATTGGAGTGGTGGTGTATTCATGAACTACTACCTGGTCTTCGCCAGTGTATTGTCGAGCTTTTAGCTCTTGTATATCTAATTGAATGTCGCGTATTTGTTGCGCGATAGAGTCCTCATTTCGCATTAGTAGAATCTCCCCACAGTATTGGTTATAGTTCCAGAGTCGCTCGCACTAATGATAGGGGTAAACTGGAATGTCGCATCGCCGTCTGCTCCGTCGTTATATATCAAGCTTTGCCATGTGATAGAGCCATCTGCGCCCTTACTGATTTGGTGGAAGAAATGGTAGAGTGTCCACTCGTAATAGCCACTCCATCCAGATGCGTATATATCGTAAATGTAGCTAGCATACTCGGACGGAACGATATGAAGAGTGTCGCCATATTCATTGGCAGAAAGCGTAAAGGTTGGGTAGTAGATAGTGTCGCCTCCCTCTGTCGGGGTAAAGGTAGTGTTGATATATAAACACTCATATGCCCCACCAGTAGTCTTTACGGTGGCAGTAGGGCCAACAGTTTGCTTGAAGAGCATGCCGGAATCTTGCGAAGTGAATTGACGCGCTTTTAGCTCGTCCAGCTCCATTCTCAAGCTCGCAACAATATCAGCAATATTGTCTGCTGTTCTTAAACTCATTCTTCGGTTTCCTGCTTGGAGATGATGTCGTCTATGTCGATGTCGTCGAATGCGATAGATACTGTCTCTGAATCGTTGTCGTCAACCGTTACATCGAGTTTTTGGATGCGATAATTGCCGTTGATATGCGACAAAGATAGTGCACCAGTCATGCTTACCGAAACTGTGTCGCCAACATCTACTTCGTTTAGGTCTAGCACGCCATCTGGAACGGTTACACTCGGCAACTCGATAATATCTTTGGTGTAGTGAACTACGGCGTTGGCATGCTGTTTCAATGTGTCTTGAAGCACCACGGAGTTATAGGTAGCGATTTTCTCACGACGATATAATGCGTTCTCTGATGCTGTGTCTTCGCTAGTTGCAATAACTGCGTCTTCACCATTGCCTGAGCCAACTGCCCACACAAAGTTCGACACCTTCTCGATTGAGCGGTTAAAGTTAAAACTCTGAATGTTACCTGGAAACGCTAAACGCACAGATGGTCGGTAAACACCTTTAACATCGTAGACATTGAACTTCTTATCTGGCGAGAAATCAAAATCTGGCCCGTTGAGGACATCGGACATTTGCTGGATTAGGCTCTTAACTTCTTTGCGCAAATAGGTGCGTGTGCGTTTCACTTGATGCCCACCAGTGGTCGTCCCACGGCGCACGCCATAATCGCCACCAGTCTCTGCGTTACACTTCACGATTACGTCGTTCAGAATGTCTTCTTGCCACCAGTCGGTGTAGCTAGCAGTAATGTAACGAGTCTTATAATAGTTCAAATAACCGTAGCATGATACTGCCATAGTTATTGACGGGTCTTGCACGGAATAACCGATTTGGATGATATTCGCACCGAGTAGGTACTTGCCATTTCGCTTTATGCGTA